TTACCAAATTAAAGGTATTTCATGAAATGCTCTAATCATCCTCTCCGCTGCTTCTGAAAGCGTTATTTTATTCTGGCGTGCATATTCCTCGATTTTATTTTTTACATCCACAGGTAAACGAAATTGAACAGCTACTTTACCTAGTAAAGGTCTACCTGAACCTGGTCTTGCACCTCCGTGTTGTTGTTTTTTTTCTTCTTTATTCTCCATTATCCTTACTTTTTACATTCTTTCCATTTTTAGAGTAAGAGGGGCGTTTGCCCCTCTTAAGTTTTATCGTTGTACTGCCAATCTTGTAAGCATGTTTGTCTTTTCATTGAAATAATCTTTTTCGAATCTTGCGATAACTTTGAAGAAAATATCTTGATTTATATCCTTTACAATAACCTCGTTATCTGCAAGCTCTTCGATTTGTTTTTTTACGGCGTTCATTTCGCTTAAGAACTCTTCTATCTCTTTCTCGCTTTTCTCTTCTTCTCGCATCCATTCGACAGTCTCGTCGATGTCTACTTGTTGGAAATCCTCGACGTGTGAATTATCGAAATAAATAAATTCGTCTTGACAGAATTGTTTTTTTACCTCTTCGATTTCCTCGTCCACAAAGACAGAGGAATAATAAAAAGATCTGTCTCTATCTCCACGTTGATAATAAGCCCTTGTATAAAATTCAGCATTAGGCTGCATTTCTATTACATATAATTCACGATCGTACTTCTCAGCAAATTCCTTTGCTTGGTCGTAATTTTTAAATCCTACGATAAATTCATCCCACTTCTTTGCGTCATAAATTGCTTCGAGTTGATACTCTTTTGCGATATTTTTTAAATCTTGAGTTGTCATAGTTATATTTCGTTTTACGTGGTTAATATTAAAGGGGTGGGTGTGAATTCCACCCCATTTTGTTTTTTAATCTTCTACTTTGAATAAAATTCCTATTTGCTTTGTTGTGCCGTCGAATTCATAGTCAACGCTCTTCTTGTCATATATTGCGAAAGGTTCGTCGCATCCGTCGCAAGTAACTGAGAACTTATCATCATCTACTTCTTCAACGTGCATTCCATTGCAGAACTCACCATTAAGTGCTTTTGTGTAAAGGTCAAAGGGTGCAACTTCGTGTCCAATATATTTAATATCTCTTCCTGGTTTAGTTTCAAACTCTGCAATTTCGATGAAAGTTTCATCATCTTTAAACTTGTTTGCAAGCTCTTCTATCTCTGCAAAGTTGTTAAAACCTAAAAGAGCAGCTGTGCCATTGCGAAACTCTTCAATTCTGTAAAGTGGATAGTTTTCGAAAACGAAATCTGAAAAATTTTTAATTGTTGTCATAATAGAATTTGTTAATTTAATTTGTTTGACTTGTTGTTTATTAATTTTTACATTGCAAAGATATAGCTTTATCTTGAAACCTGCAAGCACTTTTCAAAATAACTTTATGAAAAGCCCTTATTTTAACTATAATTTAACAAATGAGCATAAAAAAAGCGATGAAACCCTCTCGAGTTCCATCGCAAAATAAACAAATTCTATTTAGTCGGAATATTATCCAGACAGTGCAAAGATAGTTACTTTTTTACTTATATACAACTTTGCGCTGCACTTAATTATTTACGCTATATATATAATAAGGTATATAACAGCGTTCAAACAACGTTTAAACGTTATTCGAATGCAGTATAAATCAATGCTTTTTATACACCATTATATCTGTGTACTTCGAATTATAGTTTAGCGTTGTATTTACTTTCACCTGTGTAGCATGTTCAAATGGATTGCAGTTCTCTTTGTTTTCACCCATCCATTCGCAAAGCTCTAATATTTGAGATTTATTTGATGTAAAGTAAATATAGTCACGATTTACAAGTATTGAAAGCACGTCGAGATACTCCTTTAAACCCCACGTCATTGTATAAGTTCCAACCTCTGTAGAGAGATATGGAGGATCGACAAGAAATAGCACATTAGGCGTATCTTTATAGTCTTGAAATAACTCTTTGTAGTCTTTAGATACTACTTCCACGCCCTCAAGATAACCATCTGCGTTGAATTCATTTTGCCTTACGACGTTATAGAATGTTTGCTTTGTTAGTTCTTCGAAGCTCGTTACATATTTCATGGAGAATAAAAGCGAAGAAGAAAGTGTAATATAATCAACAAAGCCATATTTCTCTTCATGTGCTTTCACAACTTCTAATATAGCTTCTTTAATGTCTTTAGCAATCATTTTATCTCTTGGAAGTTCTTTTGCAAACTCCCTAATTTTAGCAAGCAGCTCATTAGTTTGCGGTATTGCTTTTAGACGTCTGTTGTAATTGTCAAAATCGTTATACACGACTTTTGCAAGTGGCTTTTCTTGCTTTGCAGTATGCGACAATAAGCCAGAACCACCAAATAAATCTACAATAGTTATATCATCTTTATAGTGTGATAATATAGCCTTTACATCTTTTATAAACTTTCGCTTTTGCCCCATAAATGGTAGGGGTGCTTGGAAATAATTTTTCTTTAATTGCATAATGTTTTTGTTTTTCGATTATTATTTGTACTTTTGCATCTCTCACTTACATTTGTTTTCATAAAAAAACGCACAACCAAGGAAGAGGAGCTTGTCCCCCAACCACTTGGCTGTGCGCTTTATTTGTAAATGTAGGTGAGATGATATTTACAAGGTTGGGGGATTTTTATACCTCCCCCAACTAGAGAATTTATATTTTACTTCATTTTTTATTCTTCTAATTTTAAAATGTTAGTTCATTTGCTGTAAATTACAAAGCGTTTGCAACCATATTGAAAGCCTCTATCCACGGCAAAACCGCCAAACGATAACCAAATGAATTCAAATGCACACCGTCCAACGTGGTAATGGAAAGGCTTTCGTCTGTAACTTTGCTTCTGAATTGGTCTACAAAATACCAATTGTTTTTCTTCGCAATAGTCATAATTGCAAGTTCATAATCGATTAATTTGTGTCCTCTCGAATTTGCAGAAACACTTGTATAACTTCCATCTTTATGACGCAAAGAATTTGAACAAATTACAATTGCATTTTCACCGCTTAACGCTTTTATTTTATCACTAAAAGCTCGCAAAGCACCGTAAAAAGTCGTAATGCCTGTCGCATTATCATAATCAGAAATCGAACCTATTGGAATGTTGCGTTTAAATTCATTGGCAATGGTGTCAAGTGTCCAAATGTCGCCTTTTTCGCCCTTCCATTCGCTCGATTTGTTCATTATCGAATTAACATCGGTTGCGGTTGTTCCTCCTAGAGAAAAACCCGAATAACAATAGTTTGTACCGCTATCGGCTTTAAAATCGAACTGCTCTCTCAATAATGATTGATAGCCAACTTGTAACGCTCTTTCAGCGTTATTTGTTGTTTTGCCATCGTACCACCATATTGACATTCCTACAAAATTAACATTGCGGTTTATCGTTTTTTTATTGCTTTGAGCAACTCCTATTTTTTTGACATAAAAAGACATTATACCACCAAAACAACACCCTCGCACAAACTTTGTAGCGGGGTTTAATGCTATTTCTTTTTTTGCAAAACGTTCGCCTGTTTTCACTCCTGAAGGGCTAAATGACAATATATTATTATCTTCATCAAATTGCATAAAAATAGGATAATTTGAAGCCGTCAAACTTACGTTTAAGGCAGTTCCATCGATAAAAATTGTGCGATGCTTACTTCCGTCTACTTCGATTTTTGGCGTTGTAAAAAAACCGCCATCAGGTGAGACTTCGCCATTAAGTTTCAGAAAACCTATAATGCCTTGCGCTTTATTGTAAGATAGTTTTTCGAAAGTTGATAAATCCTTTTTTACTTTGTCTAATTCTTCTGCAAGGCTTTGCTTCTCGAATACTACACGAACTGCTGAAAATATACCATTCTGCCATGTAGAAAGAACGATATATCCATTTTTTTGTATAGTCATCACACCATCGTTTGGAAGTCTTTTATGTGCTCCGAAACTTTCTATCAAAGTTTTATTTTCGTCGTAAATCGCAAGAACAGAAGTGCCTCCAGGAGGATATATGGATGCGAAGATACAAATTACATCATCTTTTGAAACTGCAATAAAATCTGTTGCTTTTAAATCTGTTGAAAGGATTTTTCCATTTTGATGAATGCCTTTGCCCATTAAAATATTACCGCTGTTAATTAAATTTTCAACGCTTTTAATTTTTACATAGTTAGGCGAACCCACAGAATTAATAATAGAAGACAACTCTTCTGATGGCTTTTCATCCTCCAAAGTTGAAAGACGTTTTACAAGCTCTGCAACTTCACTGTCTATCTTCTCTTTCACCTCAGTGATAGCAGTTGTTCTTGTAGTTATTTCTTGTGCTAAATTCTCTTCCAAAGTTTGTCCTTTTGCACCTGAGTATGCCTGCCATGGTGAAGAACCAACAATTACATTTGCGATATTACTTACAAACGACCAGCGATCTTTATCATACATATAAATGTCGCCATTATGAACGTCTGATTTATTTTCCGCATTATAAATACTCACAAGTTGTCCTTGTCGAAGGGGCTTCCCATCGATATTTGGAGATTTATCACCCTCCATCGCAGCAATGCTGTTATAAACTTTTGTAATGCCTAAAGATGATGTATTACGCTCCATCAATGAAATAAATTCTAGCGTATCTGCAATTAAACCTCCTACTTCTTCTGGAGTTATAGAGGCAGCTATATAGCGTTTTCTCAGCGCATTTGCACGTTCTTGTAAATTATAAATATTTGTCATAGTTCTAATAGGTCATAAATAATATTAATTGGACATTGTGAGGGTGAATTTTGCGCAAGTACTGCAGATTTATCTTTTTTAAGAAATTCCACACGACACTTGTAATCTGAATAGCGTAGCACTGCTATTTCTGGAACATCATCGCCAGCGGTTGCAAAAACTTTACTACAAGTTCTATTAAGGAATCCAAGTCCAATTGGATCAACGCTTACATTTCCGCCCAACTCGAATAGCAAGCCTTCTTGTCCTTCTGCCCATGATGAAGCAGATGATGTTATTTGAATTTTAATACGTGTTGAACCCTCTCTTCTCTGTAGCATTATTTTACCACTATATCCATTGAAAAAGAAAACAGGAATAGGAATCCAATTGGGTTCAAAACGCTTTAAATTAAGATATTCTACAAACAGCTCATCAAAAGTAGATAGTTTTGAAGCATCAAAGCTTAAAACCTCTGACGCCTCGGTTGAAAGATAAGCCTGTCTTTCTATGCGACAATTCTTTGCCTGACCATCTTCAAAAATGCGCTCATCTTTTTCTACTTCTTTTACACAGATGTAGATTTTGTCTTGCCAAGAATTCACTTTCAGAGTTGTTTCTGGTATCTCCAGGAACATGCCATTAAAAACCAACACGCCTGCAATAAACTTTGCTTCAAGCAATGAGTTGTTTTGGGGTGTAGCTGAAAGCCTGTGCAAAAGAAAGCACTCTTTTTCTTTGGCAAACACCTTTAAAAATGCTGCCATCGTTGCAAAAGAATTCTCCTGAAGCAACTTTAAGTCATCAATATTTAAAGGCATTCCACCTTCATGAAATTTAATCTCTTTCATACTTCGTATAAATTAATGCTGTATCTTTTACCAGCTGGTTTATAAACGTTTAAAGCATTGACTATTTTTGTCAAAAATTCTCCTTTGTATTTGTCTTTTTCAATCTCTAAAGATGTACATAAAAACGTAGGTATATGTACTATAAAGTTTGGTTTGTCTGGCACTTCGCCTAGTTCATAAAGAATGAACTTGTTATTGATAAATGGTGCTATCTGGTTCTCATCAGCAAAATACACATACACTTTATTACTATTATCTATCTCTTCAATTCGTATCTCTCTATTTTTCAAAAAGAACAAACCATTAAGATAGCTTTCTATCGAGGTCCTCTGAGCCGTTGTATCAAGTCGCCTTTCAACATCGGTTTTCTTTTTCAAGAACTCCTCGTGTATATATATAATAGGTATGATCATTGCTTTTAGAATTGCAAGAAGAACCTTTGAGCGCAAGATGGGTGGAACGAGCTGCTCTATCCATCTGTTAAAGTCTACGTTATACCACATACTCAATCGTTTTATCAAGTCCAACTGCAATGAAGCTACCACCTACTGCAGTGTAGTTATTACCTACAATTTCTTTAAATTCATCGCCTGCTTTGTATTTGCAAGTTCCAAGAACAACATCCACGACACCATCTACACGCTGAATAGCATCAACGAGTTTGGTTTTGTTGAAAGTTCCACCATATACAACGTCTGCAAGATAGTTTTCAATTGCATGTTCTACTACCTTTTCAGATGAGGCTATATCGACGCCCTGTCGGTTTATTTTCAAAGGGTCAACGACAACCTTCACCGCAATAGATAATTCATCTGCTTTTCTTGTTCTCACGTTTATCACCACTCCTGCTATTTTAATAGCATTTATATAGTGTTTAAACGCTGTTAAAAAGTCATCTTGAAGCGGTGTCGGCTTTCCGTCTTGCTCTGCAGACACTAGCATTTCAATCGAGGCACCTCTATCTCTTACAGCTACATATTTTACAAGCTGTTTTGAAGTGTCGACTTTCGCATATTCATATCCAAATGTGCGAGGATTTAGGACCAACGCATCGCCATACTGAAAAGCTTTTGCCTTATCAAAATACCATGGAATACTTGCAACCACTGCTCTTGATATTTTCTGCTCGACGTCTTGCGTAAACTTTTCAAAGATGCTTTCTAACACATAGTGGCACGCTGCAACTATATAAAAAAGCAAGTTTTCTAAACTCACTGCAGAAAAGCAATCAGCAAAACGAGTTTTGCCTGGTGAAATCCCATAAGCATCACGAATTGCTTCATCTTGCATAAATGCATCTGTCATTGTACGCTTTATTTCAGATATAGATCTTGCCATTACTTAAATGATGAATTAAAGATTTTATTAAAGATTCCCTGTCTAGCTTTTGAACGTGAATCGTAAGCAGTTGCAGGTGATATTGAATGCACCTTGCAATACTTCTGCAACACCTTATTATATATATGCTGGTGAAGTTGTAGCTTTGTGCCAGGCTTTGGTGTTTCGCTTACGCTTTGACCATTATCCAGTGAAAGCTTTACAACTGCTTCCAAACATCCATATTCTTGGATTGCTACATCTGCTAGGGTTTGACCATTTTTCGCAAGAACTTCCATAAGTTTCTTGATTTATATATTACATAGGCTATCACTAATAGAGCTATCATTATTGCTATTATTCGAGCAAAATTCGCAAGCGTGAAGTCGTGTGTAACTGTTTCTTTCTTTTTTATTCCTATAACATTCTTCTGCTTTTGCGTTCGCTCTTGCCTAACGTTTTGTTCTATATTTTTAAGATCCGTTTTGCGTTGCCTGTCGTGGAACAAAAACCGCTCTTTCGACAGCAGTTTTCCTGCATCGTTATAGACTAACACCACCGAATCCCGAACGACAATAGAATCGAAATAGGATGTAAGGTTTTTTACCACAAATGAATCACGCAGAACTACCGAATCTCGCACAACCGTTGTATGCGTTTCTGCTGCTACTAGCTTTTTTGAACTGCAACATCCTGTAGTGAGGAATAAAAGCAGTAAGTAGATTAGATGTCTCATGTTTTATAAGTTTTTATATTCAACTTTAGCATCGAAACAAGGACACGCTTTGATACGCTCCCAAGGGTCTACAATGCCGTTTTTATTTGTATCTGGCGAAAAGTCTCTATGTCCCTGAATAATAGCATTTGGGTACTTTTTCTTAAGTGCTTTTAAAAGCAATAAAAGCGACTTTTTTTGCTCTTCAGTTCTGTTATCTACAGGCTTTCCTTTGGCGTCTATTCCACCGATATAAGCAACGTTTATAAGATTCGAGTTGAACCCTTTTACACCATTGCTCACTTCATCTTCTGAAAGTGTATTAAAGACCTTTCCGTTCACATCCACGATATGATGGTAACCAGGTTTCGACCATCCTTTTCTTTTAAACTCAAGTAAGAGTTCTTTAATAGTTGCGTGCTGACTACTTGCAGTGCAGTGTACAGCTATGTATTTAATATTTCTCATGTTCATGTTCTTGTTCTTCTTTCTTTATTTCTTTTTCAACAAACGTCTTGATGTCGCCATACTTCGAGTTAATGTAAGCTTTAATGCCGAACACTGAACCAGCGTAAACAAGGCATTGACCAACATACCACAACACAGAATCTTTCAAGTCGTAATTGTTGAAGAAAAAGCACAAAAACACAAGGCAAACGCCACTAGCAAGCATACCTAGCGCACTACCATATTGTATCCATTCTTTCGTATTTTTTTGCATAATTTCCTCCTTTCTTTCTTTTAATAACTTGCGTTAATTTCTATTCCTCCTGTAGTAATTCTCACCTTATCTACATTCTGATTATCAAGTTCTAATTGCTCTCGGATTCGACTTCTCCAATAAAGAGTATCATTATCCAAAAGCATATCTTCGATTCCGACACCAACCTCTGGACGCTCTTTGAGCTCTCCCTGATGAAGCACCAAGATTAACGCTTGATTCTGTCTAAGCGTGTCACCAAGATTTAAGCCTGAAAGTATTTTGCCTTCATTGTCAAACTTTGGCTGTACATCTATCTCGAAGTTATTTAATTTTATAGCTCTCATCAATGTTTTATTTTTTCATCCTCATAATCTGCTCTTTGCAGTTGATTTGCTGATGTTGTAGGTGGTGTAGTCGGTCCATTTGGCGCAGTGTGCGTGTGCGAATTAAACACTCGAACCAACTCGTTAAGCTTTGCCGTTAAGGCTTCAATATTGATTAATCCACCAAGTTTACCACCATTAATGGTGATGCTCTCTGCCACATCCACTGCTACTACTACAAGGTTTGTCATATCGCCTGAAAGACTTGCAAGGATGACTGCTGAACCAATTGCAGGAGTGATTAGTATTTGTGTTTCTTCTGGCTTTTCAGAAGCACGCAAACGCACGTCCGAGACCGTTATACTACCTATCTCAACTGTGCATGTGATACCGCTAACTTCTTTCACAATTCCTTGCAAAATTGTTACACGACTACCTCCTGATGAGGCTTGTTTAATTAGTGTTGCGAGTTCCTTATATTGGTCCATATCAACTTAATCTATATCCTAATTCAACTTTGCGCTTTCCTCCGCCCTCTGAAAATTCAGTAGTCACCGAACGCACGAAATAAGTACCATCTTTATAGGTGTAATCTCCATCGTGAATACTTGCTGTATCACCTGGGTTGCACTCTGGAATTAACCAGGTTGTGATGCTGCCATCGTAACCATCGAACGTGCGTCTTTTTACTTCTGCTTCTCCTCTTGCTTTCATGCTTGCGGTGTCCGAGGCATGGCACTTTACTTCGACTTTTTCGCCACCAGTAGAACCGACTTCTATTTCTTTCACTTTTCCGTCAGGCATAATCGCTTTTACAACGACTTTCACCTTCTTATCTTCTGCTCGTTTAAAAGATAGTTCTGCTTCCTCGATGTTCACGGCAAAATCGTAAAAACGCTCTTTGCCTACAACTTCGCCTGGCGGATGAATGTGTAAAACACCATCTTTTAAATAGATGTCTGCTCCACACTCTTCTTGTACCTTCTTTAGAACATCATAGCCTGTAGCATCTCGAATTACGAATTTATCATACACCCATGTATAGCTACAATTCACTTTATAGTTTTTGCCTATGCCTTTCACCACTTTTGAAAGCAAGTCAGCAAGTGAAATCTTCTTGAGTTCCTCGTTTGGCAAATCCTTTCTAAACTGAAACAAATCATCTTCGCAAAAGAGTTTAATGCTTCCACCATCTGTTGAAATTCTCTGCAAATAGCCTTTAAACTCTTCTTTAATTCCTACTTCTTTATAGCCTATACTAACGCTCACTTCATCGCCTCGTTTGATTTGCTCTTCTACCTCTAAAGCTTTATTTAGCCTAGCTGCAGGAAGAACGATCTCGCAAGTATCTGCAAGTAGTTCTACACTTTTATGAATGGTGATGCTATCGACCATTCCAAGGTAGAACTCGCCTATTTTTACTTCGAAGTCTAAAGTGTACATAATTACAGGTTATTTATTTCTCAATCCGTTATATTCTTCACGCCCTAAAAGCAACTTGTAGTCATTGTCCGAAACTGCTTTAATGCTATAGTTTTGGTTTTCTGTTCCACTGGTAAAAGGCAGTTCCCATTCTTCAATAACGATGTGGTTTATTCCGAAAATTTCCAACAATGGTGAAAGACATGATACTGATGCTGCTTCGCAATGTTTTCGCATTTTTGAAACATCTTGCTCTGGGTATTTTCCATCAGTAGAAATTAAAACACCTTCAATTGTTATTTCGTAATCGTCTTGCGCCCATCTTTCTTTAATGCTACCACGAACACTACCTTTGTTCACATTGCGCTTTTTAATGATGTTTTTGCCAGTAATACTGATCATAGGCTCGAATGGTAACAACCATGACTTTGCACCTGGTTCTTCTATACGAAGCTCAAGAGGCATTGCCATTGGAATGCCGAGTGCATTCGTGCGCACCATGTCCTCGAGTTCTTCATCACTTAAAGCTTTAATGCTATCGTAATCTTCACTATCGACGTTCGCTATTCCAATTTCACGAAAAAGCCAATATGGCGGTACTTTTCCTCCGATGATTCGAAGTGCAAGATTCTCAAGTACAAAGCGATGAGCCTTGTTATTTACCTTTAGTGGCAAACCTTTGTCTAATATTTCTCTGTACTCCATACTAACCTCTATCTGTTGATGTTGCAATTGCGAGTGAACGATTAATGCATTGCACAACTACTCTTTCAAGTTCTGCTGTATCTGCTTTATCTGACATGTGAACATGGATGGTGTCAAAGAACTTAGAAATGTTCATGGTAATAGCCGTTGAACGCTTTCCACCTGTTGCTATTTCTTCTGCTGATTTGCCATGTTTGCCCTTCTTGCCTTTTTTGCCTTTACCTTTCTTGCCTTCACCGAAAACTACTTCGTTACTTGTTGTTTTTGCAGAACCTTTTATTTCTGGCTCTGCAATCTCAGACTTGCTTTCAGCTTTCGCTTTATCTTTTGCTCTCTCATTCTTTAGGTTCTTATTGAAATTAGCACCTATATTAGTTGCTGTATCATAAGTTGAGATATAAGCTTTTTTAAAAGCGTTATAACCGCTTATTTGCTTAATCCCATCAGTGAATGAATCTGCAGCGCCTTTAAAATCACCTTTAAACAACTTGTAAAGTGATGTCGCAACGCTTCCTAAGCCTTTCACTAAGTCGGTAATTCTATCAATTAAGAAGTCTTTGAGGATATTTCCAAACTGCTTGATGGTGTCCCACATGGTAATTAAGAAGGCTCTAAACCCTGCAAACTTAACCCAAGCATATCCGATGGCTGCTACAAGTGCCACAACTGCTGTAATCACTATTCCTATTGGGTTTACCGTCATTGCTGCGTTTAATGCCCATTGGACTGTAGTCCAAATGACAGTTGCAGCCTGGCAAAGTTTCGACACAACCAAATAAGCTGCTAACGCTGCATTATAGACTTTCCACATGGTAAAGATTGCGAGTACCACACCACCCAGTATTGCTAATTCTGTTTTGAACTTCATAACAAACTTGATGCATGCCCCAAACGCTCTGAATACCATCTGTAATCCATTTGTGATAGTTGGAATAATGGCGGTAATTTGATCAACCAATTCACCAATAGGGCTATTAATACCTTTTGAAAGCTCTTCTGCACTGGTTACAGCTGTATCTTGAAGTGTTGAAAGCTTTCCTTCTAGCGTTTGGCTTTTAGCTTCCATCATGCTGTGGAACTTTCCTCCTTCACCTGTAGCATGAGCAATTGCTTGCGCTACATTCTCTGCAGTGATTTGACCTTTAGACATCATGTCTTTCAGATCTGAAACAGACTTACCTGTCATCTCTGAAAGTTCATAAACAGGGTTAAATCCAGCATTGATAAACTGCTGTAAATCTTGCCCCATCAAGTAACCAGTAGAAGATACTTGACCCATCACAAGTGAAAGAGATGCGAACCTATCTTTATTACCACCTGAAATATCGCCTAACTGCTTCATCAGTGGCAAAACCTTTTCAGTTGAAACACCGAAGTTAAGCATTTGTTGCGCACCTTCGACGAGTTCCATTTTTCCGAATGGAGAGTGATTTGCAAAGTCGCCTATTTCTTTGAGCATTGCACCTGCTTTACTTTCATCTCCAACAAGTGTTTTAAACGCTACAGCGGTGCTCTCGGCTTGTGCGCCTAAGCGTGAAACAGCACCGATACCAGCACCGATGAGCGTTGTGGGGTTCATTAAGAAAGCCATTCCTGGAATACTCATCAAGCCAGACTTGAAAGAACTAAAATTAAATGTATCTTTGAGGGCATTTTTAGCCTCTAAAGACTTTAATTTTATGCTATCAAGCTGATCCTTGCAAAGGCGAGCCGTCGCCAAAGTATTACCTGGCGATGCAGTTATCTTGATTAAAAATTTTAAAGCATTATCCATTACTTTCTAGCTTTCTTATTTCACTCAGATTTTTTATAGTTTGCGCCCAAACCTCGTCGGGCATTTCATTTGGGTCTATTGAAAGGTAATAACGAAGAACTGTGTCCCAAAATAGGATGTCTACACCATCCGAAGTATCAACCTCAGCATCTTCTAGAGCTTTTTTATTTCTGCTTCTTTCACCTCCAAGATGTCTTGCATCTTTTGAATTGCAGCTAAGAACAAAGAGTCGTCCTCTTTAATTTCCTCATCGCCATCAACCCATAAGGCATTCAGCATTACTTCGCTCATCTTGATTGGGTCTTTCACCGCTGAAGCATAAGATAAATCCTTACGAGTTGGACGATGCAAAATGCAACTCTTATCTTCTACTGTGATTTCGAAAAGCTCACCGTGTTTAGCTTTCCACTCCTTAGTTTGCTCTTTTGTAAACTTCATCTTTTACGCTTGTTTTTTGTTTAAAAAAATGAATGGAATTGTCTTTTCAAGGTTTTTATCGCCTTGCTTCCACTCTGTATTGTCTTCTGTGAACTCAACTCCAATAAGGATGTCGGTTGTCATTGCGTCGCCTTGTGATGGGTCACCATAAGCAACAACGATGTCTATCGACGTGTTCAAAATATCACCTTTAGCAGCTTCACGAAGTGCCAAATATTCACTTTGAACAAGGCTAATTTCACCGCTATAATCGTAATTACCACGTTGTACAGAATGTGGCTTATTACCCTTTGCGTGAAGCAGTTCCTTTTCACGTTTGATATTATATTTAATACCTCGCAAACCAGTGATATTGCGTCCACCCATTACAACCGCAATATCAGACCACTCATATTCTCTAGAATTAAACATATCTTTTAAGTTTTATAGCAAGGTAGAACTTAATCTACCTTGCATTATTTTACTTTTTACCTTTTGACTTTCCACTCTCTTCAACTAAGAAGCCTAGGTTCACGTCAATAAAGCGTGAATAACCGTAAGGTCTAACTTTGATAGTTACGTTGATTTTGCTAGTTGCAAGAACATTTTGCGAAGCATCAATGAAAGCCTTGCAACCTTCTCCAGCTTCTGTTGCAGACAGTTCGCCTGCTGCAGTCATTGCACGGTTGATGGCATTTTCAATCTCTTGCTGCCAAGCCATCACTACACCTTGATGTAAAGTGCCATCTTCATTCACCGTAAGCTCGTCTAACATAAAGTTAAGAAGAGCGTTATAGGCAATTCGATAAGCCTTATCAATAGTTCTGCGTGCAGTCAAGTGCGAATAGTCGTCTGTTTGCTCACATGCCATCTGATCATCCACGAAGTAGTAGCCACTCTTGCCTACATACTTTCTTGGTGTGATATAGCCTGCATCATACAAGTCAGAAACAAGACCGAATGATTCTTCAACGGTGTTTTCGCCAAGATACATCTCAAGAGGAAATAGTGAGCCATCTTTAACACGTCCAACATTGCGTTGAACAGGGATAATTGCCAACTTTCCAGCTAGAGTTCCAATGGCAGCACCTTCAGAAGATGCAGTAGTATCACCAATAAGAATTGCTACACGGTTGTACTTTTCCTTGCGCAAAGATTTAGTAGGCGTTGTGCCTTTAAAACCACGACCCTCAAGAACAACAAAAAGAGGTGCAAAAAGACTTTCAGTCGCCCACTCTGCAAGTTGCTGCGCCTTTGGCAAAGCTGTAAAAACATCTTCATCAAGACCTTGCGTTGTAGCAGTTGCTTCTCGTCCATCACCAGCGACAAAGACGCCACGAAGAGCACCATTTTCAGAGGTGATCAATTCTCTAATCACACCGCTTTCTTTATCGCAAAGCTCAGTGAATGTTTTGGTTTTATCCACGCCAAATACAATCACCTTTGTACCTTCTGGAACTTCGTTGTAGAAGTCTTCAACATGCTTAAATAAGCGTGGATTATTTTCAGCGGTAACACCTAACTTTTTCAAGTCACCTAGCGAATGAATGCTATATGAAGTGTCAAGTTTGAAAGTTTCTGCAACTGCTACAGCTGCGCAAACGAGGGCAAATAAGCCGTCGGGAGAGTCCCCGACGATGCCTAATTGACCATTAAGAAATTGAACTTTAATTCTTGGTAACATAGTCAAACCTCCTTTTATTTAGATGCTTCAGCTAGCAAATAAATACCCTTCTTGTCGTAACGACGAACTGATCCACCTGTACGAAGTAAGAATGAATAGATGTCACCATAGTAAAGTGGGTTGTTTTCTGAGTCAAACATTTTCACTTCACCCATTGCACGTGAAACTGAAAGCTTGTGCCATGCAAGTGCTGCTGCTAATTCTCCTGCTTCTCCTGTTTCGTCCCAAGGAAGTAAAGTCTTGTCGTTTTTCACACGAAGAACCTTTGAACGCTTCATGATATTGAAGCCATAGAGGTTTCCAAGAATACCCTTTTGAACGTCTGCAGAGTTTGCGAAAGCCCACTTATCTGTATCTGCTAAATCAGCTAGCAAATCAGCGTACATGTGTGCATCTAGGAGCAAATAACGATCGCCTTCTGGAATGTTGTCTGCATCAAATTTCGTCATCAAATTGATAACGTCTTCTTTGCAGATGCGTTTGCGCTTTCCAATAGAAGTTGCAGAAGTGTGTGCATCTCGTTCTTTTGTTCCTGTTGTAAGAATTACCTGTTCTTTTGGAACTAATGAACCCCAACGCTCAAGCAAGTTCACATGTGCTACTTCTTGAAGTTGCGACTTGTCGTTTTGCAAGATGCTATTGCGCTTGTCATACGACAACTCAACAGTGTCTATATTTGGAATATAGATAGGGTCTGTTGTTAGTTCGTCGATTACGTATTCCAAGTCGTTATCTGTGCGTTGATTCACAGTTGCAGGCTTGGTTTGGCGATTCTTCTTTACACCAGAAGGAGCACCTGCGTTAGGAATGTGCACCTTGTGATTTGAAACGTAAGCTGAATCATCTACTGATTTTTCAGCAAATGAGTTCGAAGGGTAGAAGTTCTCGACCAACGACTGTTGCCAAATTTCTCTGTTTAATGCCATTGTAATTTTGTTTTAATTTAAACCAATAAATAAGTAAATAATAAGTAAATGTAGGTGAGATGATATTACAGAGGATTACTCCTTATAATCAATTCCAAACTTCTCTTTGTACTTCGCTTTGAAAGTTTCAAAAGAAGCTGCACGAAGTGTTGCGAGCTCGCCTGCCTGGTCGAGTTCGTCCCAAGTCTTGTTAGCGATGTTTTCTGCACCTTTATTCTCAGGAGCAAATACAGAAGAAGCCTTTACAAAAGGATTTGCTTTCATTGAGTTAATCAATGCTTCTGTGTTTTTTCTATCGCTGTTCATGAGGTTTGTAAAGCTTTCTTTTTGCTCGTTGGTAATTTTACCTTCTGCAATTGCTTTATCAATGAAAGATGTAATTTCTTTCTGCTCCAAAACAGCTAGCTTCTCTTTGTAAGTATTAACTGCTTTCTCAAGTGCTTCAACTTTAGTTGCTGCATTCTCAAGCTCATTGATATGAGCTAAAATTGCGTTGTCGTCTGCCAAATTTACAAATGATGCAACGCCCTTTAAGTGGTCTTTTAACGTCATTTCATTATCATTTAAAGGCTGTTCGAGCCTGTTGTTAAAGTAATTGTATATTTCCTCGGTTGTAGATGCTTTCACATCTTCACCTTTCATATCATAAATGCCATCTATCAGCTTCATTTCTAAAGCCTCTTGTGCGCTAATCCAGTGGTCTTTTTCATCAAAGTATTTAGCGACAATTTCCTCTTTGTTTTGTCCTAAACGTCCAGCAATCATTGACGCAAGGTCATTCTGCAAACTTTCAACTAGTGTTGCAGTTTCTCTGAGTTCCGAAGCCTTACCATAAGCACCAGCACTAACAGCGTGAAGCATGAGTTTTGCGTATGGCGACATATACAGAGGCTTTCCGCACAAGGCTATAATGCCTGCAATACTTGCTGCAACACCATCTATATACATTGTTATATTAGCCTTGCTGTTTCTTAAAGCATTGAAAATCGCCATGCCTGAAAAAACATCTCCGCCAGTACTGTTGATGCGTACATCAATTTTATTGTACATCTTTTCTAAAGCGAGTAATTCTGACACTACTCTCTCTGAATCTACTTGCTGATTTGCACCGACATTTCCATATAAAAGAATTGCGATTTCTCCATCACCTGGGATGGTGTTAAAAATGCTGCTATTTGTCATTTTCGTTTGTAAATTTTTTGCAAATATAAAGAGCACTTTTCGATAAAAAAAACGGCTTTTACATGGTTGCGCCACGTTTGTATATCATTGCAAATCAAATACATACAATAAATAAAGCGTTTTTATTTCAGTAAAAAATATATGAACTTTGCACTACACATTATTAAAAGAATTACAATGGCAAAGGACAACAGTTTAAATAAAAAAAGTATTGCGCAATCGCTATATCTCGATGGTAATTACACCCAGGAAGAAATTGCAGAGAAAGTTGGAACAACCAGGCAAACGATTGCAAGGTGGGCAGAAAAGGGAAAATGGCAGGAAATAAAGGCTTCAAAGACGATCACACCAGAGCAAATCATTTCACAATGGAGTTATCAAATTGTAGAAATCAATAATAACATTAGCTCAAGACCACCAGGCGAACGCTTTGCGACAACGCAAGAAGCGGATGCACTTGCAAAGATTGCAGGTGCTATCAAGAAACTTGAATCAGACATTGGAGTGCCAGACTGCGTATCGGTTGCGATGCGCTTTCTTTCGTGGCTAAGACCTATCGACATTGATAAAGCAAAAGAGTTCAATAACTTGTTTGACGCTTTTATAAAAGACCAGGCAAATAACAAAAAATAAACATGGTAAAATGGACAGACAAGCAAGCCCTTGCTATATGGGAAAAATATAACAAAGGACTTGCAAAAAATATAGACATAGACGAATCTCTATCTCGCTATGATATTGACAAAATGCGTGAGAGGTTGGAAAAAGATCCTGTAGAGTGGATCAAATACTTCTTTCCAAGTTATGCAAAATACGAATTTGCACCCTTTCACATCAAAGCAATAAAACGACTTATTGCTAATGACGAATGGTACGAGGTTCTCTCGTGGTCTAGAGAGCTAGCAAAATCAACTGTTGTGATGTTCGTGTTAATGTATCTCACATTAACTAAGCGCAAGAAGTTCGTAGCACTTGCTTCTGCTACTATTGATGCAGCAGTGCGTTTATTGACGCCTTACAGAATCAACTTTGAGAATAATCCTCGCATACAACAGTTTTACGGTAAACAACCAGTATTAGGTCAATGGACAGACCGAGAGTTCACTTGTACTTGCGGTGCTAAATTTATTGCTATTGGTGCTGGTTCTGCTCCTCGTGGTATGCGTAACGAGGCTATTCGACCAGACGTCATCTACATGGATGACTACGACACAGACGAAGATTGCAGAAATCCTGTAACGCTGAATAAAAAGTGGGATTGGGTGGAAAAAGCACTTTACCCTACACGTTCTATTTCAGAGCCTACACTAGTTATATGGTGTGGTAATATCATTGCAAAAGACTGCTGTATCACCAGAGCTGGCAAACTTGCAAATAGTTGGGATGTCGTGAATATTCGTGATAAAAACGGCAAAAGTACATGGCCTGCGAAGAATACAGAAGAGCAGATAGATAGAACTCTATCAAAAATTAGCACTAAAGCGCAGCAGGGAGAATACTTCAATAATCCAGTATCAGAAGGAAAGATCTTCAAGAATCTTGCATATGGCAAAGTACCACCGTTAAAAAAGTTCCAATTCCTAATTGGATATGGCGACCCTGCGTATTCAGACTCAAAAAAGAAAGGAAGTTCAACAAAAGCTTTGTGGCTCATTGGTAAACTAAAAGGCGTGTATTATGTCATAAAGGGATTCCTTGCACACGAAACAAACGCCAACTTTATTGGTTGGTATTTCGAACTCGACAAGTACGTTGCAAAGAAGACCAATGTTTATTGGTATATCGAAAATAATAAACTGCAAGACCCATTTTACCAACAGGTCTTTAAACCGCTACTTCGTGATGAATGCGCAAAGCGCAAAACGCAGTTGTTTATTCGTGAAGACACACGAAAAAAGACAGATAAAGCTACTCGTATAGAGGCTAATCTTGAGCCTTTAGATAGGCTAGGAAACATCATCTTCAATGAAGAAGAGAAAGACAATCCTCACATGCAAGAACTCATCAACCAGTTTAAGCTATTCGAGCTTTCACTACCTTATCCAGCCGACGGATGTGATGCCGTCGAGGGTGGCGTAACAATGACAGATACCAAGACAAATGAACTCGAACCAGTTTACACAATTGGTTACAACGAACTGAACGAAAATAACCCTTATACATTTTAAATGTTATGCAGAATTTTATATCACTTGAAGATTACGATGCTTCAATTCATCGTGAAATACTTGATAGTCTTTTAAGACAAGGCACCTCTGATTATGATCCACAAATCATAGAGATTTGTGAGGATAGAGCTATCTCTGAAATGAAAAGCTATCTTAATAAAAAATATGATTGCCAGGCTATCTTTTCACAAACAGGAGCAGAGAGACATCCTCTCATCTTGATGTTTGCATTAGACATTGCAATTTATCATATCTTTTGTCAGCACAACCCCTACAAGATGTCTAAAATTAGGGAAGATAGATACGAACGTGCAACGACCTGGCTTAAAGGCGTTATGAAAGGCGACATTACAGTTGAAGGAGCACCTTTGCTACCTTCTGATGCGCTTTCGGACAACTCGAATTGGCAGATAAAGAGCGAAGAAGTTAGACCAGTATTTGATTAATCAATTATGAAAAAGAATAAAAACAAAATTATACAAGGTGGATATATTTCACAACCAGGCTTAAGACAACCAGACGTTGTATTGCAAATGCCTGAACTCTTTCATTTTAACCTTGAAACTTACATGAACTCAGTTAATGCTGCTAAAAGCATTGATTACTCAAATCGTGTAAGATTGTATGACATGTACGAGAGTGCAGCGTTCGATTTGCATCTTTCAGGCGTCATGGCTAAACGCTTGCGTGGCGTCACACAGATTCCAATTGAGTTTCAGCGCAATGGAAAGCCAGACGACATCATTAATAAACAGCTGCGCTCACCATGGTTTAAAGAGTTAAGAAAAGAACTTATATTATCGGAGTTCTGGGGCTTTACACTACTTCAATTGTATGTAGGAGAGGACCAGAATATCCACTTTGAAAGCATCAATAGAAAGCACTATGATCCAATTAAAAGGAAACTACTTCGCTTCCAAGGTGATATGGATGGTTTACCTATTGAAAGCTTTCAGAACATGCTCTTTATTGGTAGCGAAAGAGGATTAGGCATTTTTGCAGAAATCCTACCTGCAGTGCTTTATAAAAAAGGAAATATGGGCGACTGGGCTCGCTTCTGCAATATCTTTGGCATGCCAATTCGTGAATATACATACGATGCAGGCGATGAAGAAGCTAGAAGAAGATTAATCCAAGACGCAAGACGTCAAGGCTCAAATGCCGTGTACATTCATCCAAAAGATAGCGATTTAACGCTCATTGAAGCAGGTAATAAGACAGGTTCAAGTGAACTCTACAAAACCTTTGCAGAGTACTGGGATGGAAAAATATCTATCAGAATTTTAGGAAATACACTTACAACAGATGTAGGCAGCTCAGGAACTCAAGCACTAGGAACAGTTCACAAGGAAGAGGAGGACGAGATGAACGCAGATGATAGAGAGTTTATTTTAGATATTCTCAACTATCAGATGAAAGACATCTTCAATAGTTTAGGTTTTAACACTGAAGGTGGGGAGTTTGTTTACAGCAGAAAGGATAAAATAGACATTTCACAACAAATAGACATCGTTCAGAAGTGCAATGCGATGGGTTTACCCATTGACGATGATTATTTGTATAGAACTTTTGGCATTGAAAAGCCAAAGGATTACAACGCACTGAAAGAGCAAAAGAATGCAGAAAAAGAAGCGTTAAAAGCTGCACTAAACTCTAATAAAGAGGAGGAAGAAAAAGGAGATTCAAACGACAATAAAACTTCATTTAAACAGCGTTTAAATAGTTTTTTTGGAGTAGCCCCAACAAAAGGGGCAAAAGCCAGCACTACAGACTTCTAATTGATGAACTCTATTATGGCAAAAGATGTTCGTGCCACACACACTTTGATAACATAGATAGTGGTGTTAAGTTTGACCTAGACGTGCTCGACGAGTTCGTGAATGCCATATATGGAGGTTTCGATATTGAAAATTCCATTGAGCCTACCATGTGGCAGGAACTTACAAAGATAATGAACGACGCCACGGCTAAAGGCTTATCAAAAGGAGAGTTCTCAATTGATCACAATAGAGGTTTTTTAGACGCTGTGAAGCATGCAAATGAAATCTTTGCAGCCTTTAAAACACATGCAATGGGTAAAAGCATGGCTTCAAAACTGCTAGATGATAACGGCAACTTAAAACCCTTTGATAAGTGGATGAAAGATATATCTTCTATATCTTCTCACCATGTCGGTTCATGGCTAAAAACAGAATATAACACGGCTGTTCTTCGAGCTCATAACGCAGCGGATTGGCGTTCATTCATGGAAAATAAAGACATTATGCCTAATTTGCGATGGATGCCTACTACTTCACCAGACGCAGAAGCTGTGCATCGTGGCTACTGGGAGAAGAAATTAACTTTGCCTGTCGAGCATCCATTTTGGAACAAACATCACCCAGGCGACAGATGGAACTGCAAATGCTCGCTCGAGTCAACCGATGATCCTGCATCGCCAGATGATATTCTTGATGATCTTCCAATTGAACCTGCACAGCGAGGATTAGAAAATAACCCTGGAAAGGATGGTAAAATGTTTAATGATACCCACCCTTACTTTCCACGAAACTGCAATCAATGTAGTTTTTATAAGAATAGAGGGTTTAAAAATAAAATGAAGACATGGTTTAGCAATCATTCCAAAAACTGCTTTGACTGTCAATATATAAATAACTGCCTATATGGTCAGGAGAAAAATAAGCTAACTCAAAGAGCAAAAGAAATCAGGAATATAGCAAAAGAAAAATATAATGGCAAAGTACTTACACACCCCCAATTCCAAGGAAAGGTTACAATGTCGTCAAAATCAATAAAAGAATTCTTAAATCAGCCCCATGAATTCTTTAAAGAGAAAAATGAACTTCTTTTAGATATTGAAAATGTTTTTAGAAATTCTGAATATAAAGAACCTGAGAATAAAAAAGGTAGAAATACAAGTAAGCATAACGAGGACCGTGATGTCCATCTATTTGAAATCTCAATAAAAGGAAAGCCATCTTGGTTAATTGTTCGAGAATACTCAGATAAAAGTTTAAGGCTTTATAGTATTTCTGATAGTAAGAATATACTAAAAGCATTAAAAGAGTAAAAGAGCCTAATAGTAGCCCCTTGGAACTACAATCCAAGACTTGCTATTAAACTCTTTTACGTTGCAAAGATACAACTAAATCAAATACAATCCAAATAAAATGCAAGAAAAATGTCAATCTCACCCAAAGAAATTGCTTTTATCATATCAAAATGCCCTGAAGAGATAGCAAAAGCAGCTCAAAACGAACTACCACGCAAGGCTGCCATAATTGCAACAAACCACTTTAAAAACAACTTTAGACTGGGTGGTTTTACCAATAATGGCAATAAAAGTTGGGCTACAACCGTCCGACAAAGGTATGGAAGCCGATATAAACCATTGACTTCAGGAACTGACACACTTATGCGAAGTATCTCTTCGCAAGTTTTGCCAGGCACTGTTATTATCAGCAATTCGCAACCATACGCAAACTACCATAATAATGGCGCAACGATAACTGTTACACCCAAAATGAAGAAGTTCTTCTGGGCAAAAGCTTACTCTATTGCAGGACAAAAGAAAGGCAAAGAGAAAGACAAAAAAGCAAAGATGAGTTTTGATACGATGCCACCAGAAGCAAAGATGTGGATGAGTTTAGCCCTTACGAAAAGGAAGACACTACGAATACCACAGCGAAGATTCATAGGTGAGAGTTACGAACTCAACCAGAAGTTAAGAGAAATGATAGAAAAGAAATTAAACGAATTAAAAGAAAAAGCATATGGAAGAACTAATTATTAATATCATTGAGGAAATAAATAAGAACATGCCTCAGTTATCTCTGGTAGATGAAGATTACGGACAATTAGACGCAATCGACGATGAAAACAAGGATATGTATCCGCTTACATATCCAGCTGTACTCATAGACGCTTCAAGTTGTCAATGGAGCAATTTGTCTGAATTGAAACAAGAAGGAGAGTGTACAGTTGTAGTTAAGCTTATTATGGATTGCTACGATGATACGCACAGAAACTCAAAGACGATTGATAGAATTATGCAACGTGAGGAATCAAGAAAAGCCTTGCATAATATACTGCAAGGCTTTCGTCCAAATAACGATGGCGCATTGATACGCACATCAAGTAGATATACAACGATAAATCATGGGATAAAGCTATATGAATCCACATACACATGTAGAGTTTCAGAAGCTATTCAGCAAAAAAGGAGAGTTCAGAAGTCTTCGCTTTCGTTCGACGTGAAGGTCTAAAGCCTTGATAACGGCTATTTTTTATAGTCTTTCCATCAACGGTTACACCCTCCGTAAGCATTCGTTTAATAATTCTTAGCGTGGTTGCTTCACTTAAAAAGAATTCATCAAAGGCTAGCTTGCGGATGGTATCGTCGAATCGAAGGCGTTGGACTTCGCTCCAGTAGTAATAACGCTCAAATAACTTCTTGTCCCGAAGTTCTATAAGCTCTTTGTCTCGACCTTTTGCCATAGGTGCAAATATACAAAATCCAATTATAAAACCAAACAATAACATATAGTTTTATCTGTAATAATGAAAATTTGGGTATTACCCAGAGAATACCCAGCTTATCTTTTACACCCTTTAAAGCCTATAAATAAAGCCCCTAAACGGCATACAACTTTATTTCCAATAATGCAAATTGGGTATTACCCAATAAATACCCAATTCTACCTGCAATAATAAAAAACTGGGTATTACCCACGCAATACCCACCTTTACTTATTTTACCTTTAAAGCCCATAAATAAAGCCCCCAAACGCCATACAATTTTATTTCCAATAATGCAAACTGGGTATTACCCAAAAAATACCCAATTCTACCTGCAACAATAAAAAATGGGTATTACCCACGTAATACCCACCTTTATTTATCCTTACCTTTTAAAACCTATAATCTACAGAATGATGGTTCTATCTTGGTCCAAACGCCCTTATCATTCAACTGGAAGAAATAGTAGTTAAGTGCTGTTTTCTGAACGACGTTACTTTCTTTGAATAACGTCATTATTTCTGCATATTCGTTGTCGAACTTATCTTCTAAAGCGTATAGCTTTGATATTGATTTGTAGTCCAAATCACCTGCATTATTGCGCTCTAAGAGCGTCATTGCAAGCTGATACATTGGGTCTGCAGTGCCTTTGGTGGTCTTCTTTGCATACTCCTTGAGGTATTTCACAAGTCTTTCTGCTGCAATATTTGCACGTTCATCAAAGCCTTTTACACTATTCGAAGACACTTCTAACTTGAAAGAACCATTTACAAGTGTAAAGTTGCGCTGCTCGCTCTTGCGTAGTTGTCCGTATTCACTCATCACTTCCTTAAATGATTCACATTCTTTGTTTAACCACTCTTTAAAAAGTGCTACATCTGTTGCTACAGCTAATAGCTTAGATTCAACTTGTAGAAGTAGTTCTTTTCTTAATGCTTCGTAAGCGTTTCGCTTTCCTACACGTTCTTGCTTCTCTTCATTCTGCAACTCTTTTAATAGTTGCTTCTTTTCCTCTGCAGTCAAGCCTGCTAACATTGATTTATTTTCCATTTAATTATACTTGTTTTGGTTATTAATATTACTCTTGTTGTTTGCTTTTTCTCTTATGATCACAATTTGAAGTTCTTGCAAGATGTCTTTCTTTCGAGCCTTAAAACCACCCTTTGAAAGAATGCTATATAACTTTTGCCTTACTGCTGCATGTTCCATTATATTTAAATACCTGAAGGGCTTTCCTGCAATCCTTTTAGAAAGGCAAATGGCATCAACTTTATTCCAGTTAGTCGTGTCAACGTTAAATTCCTTTTGCAAAAGCTTTAATGTTGCACTTCGCTCTTTTCTAATCTTATCTTTTATTCCTACAATGTCCTCAAGTTGATTTATCAAAGTGAAATATTCTCGATCATCAATTTCTCTTAAGCTGGTTGTTCTTCCATCGGTTATGCGTGATATAAGAGCTCTTTTATATTCTTCTTGCTCCTCTTTATCTGTGTAGATGTAGCGAAGAAGGAAGTAGAAATACTTGTAATTATTTACCTTTTTCATTCTCTAATTCTCTCTAAATCTAATTACAGCCATTGTCACTTGGTTTCTTTTAATCTCGATGGAGTACTCATCCTTATCTTCGCAAATCTCTGCAGTGAGATTGGTTTTTTCATTCAGAACTGTTCGCTTTTTAATTGCAAGAAGTTCCTCGTTCATTTCAGCGCAAAGCGTAATCCAGGTAAAGCTTTCATTGCTTTTAGAAGTGATAAAGCGAAAATATTGCTCAAGTAGCTTAATCCACTTTGGGTGCTTCTTTCCACACCTTGTTTCAAAATAAAATTTACCTCTCATATTGCGATAATTTGTAGTCTACATACACCTGGCGTGCAACAGTTAAAGTATCATTCACGCCATTTTTTAAGCTCTCAACAGGAATCAAAGGCAAGTCGTTGTGGCAAACGTACAAAGTACCATTATATTCAGTTACTTGAATTGCTACTTTTGCATCGTTGCAAACTCTATTCTCAAGTTCAATTCTTCTTGTCTTTTTCTCATTTTCGCAAGTAGTTCTAAACCAGCTTGCGATGTTCGTTAAAATATTTTTCATCTTTACTTATTATTTATTTGTTGTTTCCATTCAATTGTCACCACGGCATCTAATACACCAGCTCCTCCACACATTGGACAAGGCTCTTTCACTGGTTCATTATATGAATTGTGAGACCAAAACCAACCATTACCCTGGCATTTGTTGCAGAAGTGATTTTCACTTACAACTTGTTCTTTTGCAACTGTCTTGCAATCTTTGTTCAATCTTACAACACCTGCAGTGCTTATTGGATTAGAATTGCCAGGATAACTAGGTGTTGTTAAATTAATTATTTCACTTACTTTACTCATCGTTGTTGTTTATTTCATTATCTATCTCGTTTTTCTTTTCAACTGCGATTTTATTTCCATATCGAATTGCTCCTTCATCCCACACAATAAATCCGCCACCGCCTGCAGTTTCCTTTTCACGTCCTGAACAAAGAGCCATAAACCCAGACACTCTAATCTTCACGCCTGCTGCATATCTCAATCGAACGGCATCTGCACCCATCGGACGGCTTTTATATTCTTGCGAAATGAAAATAAAGCTCTTTTTATTGAACGTTTCTATTAGTTCCATTGCATCTTGATAGGTCCAGTTTGCCATCTGAAAGCTATCTATAATAATGAATCGAGGACTTTTAGGCTTAGATAATCTTTCTTTCAAAAGGTTTATATCTGGATCTTCTATGATGCTTAATTTTCGTCCAACAGAGTTCATCTCAAACATCTTAAGTCTTCGCTGAAACGACTGCCTTATACCTTCTTCTGCACTCACATATAAAGTCTTTCCATATTCGCAAAGCTTTTTTGCTAATTGCATAACAAAAGAACTTTTACCTTGTGCTGATGCTCCAGAGATAAACCATGTTTCATTCATCGCTGGGCATCCGAACGATTCTCGCCATCTCCCTTTCCATTTGATGATCTCATATTTCTTCTGTGAAACTTCACGAGGATTGTACGCTCTTATTTGCTTTGTCATCTTTTTTCACCTCCAGCTTTTAAGCGTTCTATGAACTTGTCTGCAGCCTTCTCGCTAAATTCCAAAACTCTCTCTATAAATGTATCTGCAACTTCATCGGGTTTTACTGCCATGTCTACAATGGTGTTTGTAAAAACATCTTTCATCACTTCATACTTGCGCTGCTCATAATCAATCAACGTGTGTGTAGGTTTCTTTTTCATTGAATTTCTTTGCTCAGCAAACTTTTCCTGACTTGTCTCTAATATCTTATTAGTATGCTTTACTTCTGCGTAAATACCCTTTAAAGAATTCTCCATTTCCATTTCAAATGTTTTCATCTCACTTATTTTTAAATTGTTCTTAATTTTTCTATTTCTGTGTAGACACGTCTTAATCCTCCTTGTGTCTTCAACACTATTGCTTTAATATCAGTTCCTTCAGGTGCATTAAGCTTTGCTACAATGTGTGCTTGCTCTCTCAAGAACTTCTCTCTTTCTTTGCCATCGTCTGGTGTCACTTTGGAATATCTATCACCATAGCGTGAAAGCATTTCAGTGTAGCCTACTTTTTTACACTCAATAGAGCGGTTTATCTTCTCTTTTAATCCGTCTGCACCCATCATATACCAAGCGCAACAGCGTTCAGTTGCATTCCACAATGCTTTAAGCTCTAAGAATGCTTCATATTGCAAGTCGCCTGCTTCATCTAAAATAATTAAAGGCTGATCAATACTGCGAAGGTAAAACACAAGATCATCGTACACATCGCTATATCTTCCATTGCTATTCACTCCAAACTCTTTAGCTATCTTTCTAATTAGTTTTAGCTTTGTTTTTACTTGCGAGCAATCAATATACACTGCATTCTTGTGACTTGATGCGTATAGGCGAGCTGTAAATGTCTTTCCAATATTTGGAATATCGCAGAGAATTCCACTTGTACAAGAGTTTTGTGAGAACTCTAGCTGTGCCATTATATAAAGATATGTAGGTGTTTTGGCTGCTTTCCATTCAATCTTTGAACGCAATTCTACATCTAATCTTCTTGCTATTGCAATCCAACTAGCATCACTCAAAACTTTGTCTGTTTGTCCGTTTTTCACTGCGCTATACACAGCGGTATTAATACCTAGTGCTGCTGCGTGCTTTGCGTCACTTGGATAATTTTCACGATTAGCTTTAATAGCTTCGATAATTCGTGTTTTTATGTCGTTTGTAATCATATTTAAATAGAGTTTAAATGTTATTTGAACGTTATTTGTTTTTGTTTAAAAGAAGTGCTATTTTCACAAACTGCACTCCGAAATAATTATACTAATCATTTTATCTTAAAACATGGCTATTTTTAAAAGTCACTTAAAGCAAGTTTGCTGTAGTCTGTTACTGCCGTCGTTGTTATTTCTTCTTCCTCCAGAGGTTGAACGTCTGCAGCAAGTTCTTGCTCGTCTTCGATATAAGTTTCTTTCTCTCTTATCACACCCACATCTGCAATAGAATTATCATTGAGGTATTTTCTAAAACTTGCAATCTTCTTTTGTTGTTTCAAGAATATCGCTTTATCCTCTTCTGTTTGCTCTGCATCTGCAGTGTTGAATGTTCCTAAATTTTCTAGTTTATCAACCAGCATATCGTTTTGATAAATGAACACTTCGCTATATTTACCTTCTTCATCTGGAATGTAATAAGCGTCCACCTTCATGTTATTTGGAGCAAGTTTTTCAAGAACACTTGTGTCGCTGAGCCACCAGTCTTGATGATCAACTCTGCAATAGCTGTTTCTTCTGATGCTTGTTTCCACCTTCTCACCAATATATCTTGCTAAAACAGCTTTATTAATTGGTTGAAGTGTTGGATTAATGTTTGCCTCAAACACTTGCCAGCGTGTCATGCCTTTGTACTTCTTTTGGTTTGGATGTAAGGAATTGTTCCATTCCATTACGTCGCAGGCATCCTCTAATATTAGTTGCTCCCAAGTGTAATATTCTTTATCTTCGTATGAATCATTACTTGCATCACTTATCTTCTTGCTCTCTGTACGCCATTTGCCTTTTCCATAGAAGCGTCCAATGCCTAAGTGGTTTCGATGCTCAACTGCTTTCTTCTTTCCACCATTCATTGGTTCTGCATACTTTTCTTGCGAATTTTGAGGAGCACAGAAGCGCACAAATGGGAACATCACATCAGCTTTCAAGAAGTTATCTTTCCATTGCGTCATCAAGTGATTTTCAACCTCGACTTGCGCAGGAGTACCCCAACCGTGTCTATCAAGTAATCTAAACATACTTCTAAAGCATTCTATTACGATATCAGTTGTTTTATAGCGATTGTAAGCAAATCCAACCACACATTGACTTGCGACGTCATAAGCATAATATGCTTTTGGTCTAAGTTTTGTATCTTTCAACTTGCGTGGCAAATCTCTATCATCGAAGCTGACTTTTGAAAGTGAGAACTCTGGAGCATGACGATGCACGTGTGGCGCATTTTCATGCATAAAGCTGGTCCAGCTCTTCAATTTATGCTCAATCAAAACCTTATTATTAGGTTTGTTCATATAGAAGTTTATTGTTGCTTCGCTCAATTTTTTAGGTTCGCCTTTCTTGTCTACAAAGTCTTCTGGGTTGAACATTTCACCTGTTGTTGGATCGAAAGCTTCAATTTCACCGCAAACGAAAGAAATATACATGTCATGAACTTGCTTTGCAAATGGTTGATTGCCCTGTATCGCTAAACCAAGAATCAATTGCTCTGTTTTGTAGTCAACTCGTCTGGTATTTTGGTTACCGAATTTTCCACTTATCAAACATTTATAGCCTTGCTTCTTAAACTCGTTCACTTTCTTTCTAAAGCGAATAACACTTGAAGGTAATGTGTGGTTAAATTCCTTTTTAATCAAATCTAAGCATTGCGTCATCATCTCCCAGTCGTATCTTTCACCCATCACCTGGTGTTGTGCTTTGGCATTGTTATAAAGTGATATTGCACATTGAATTACACTTGCATTGTTGGTGTATTCTAAAATGTGCTTTTGTGAAAGCTTTGCGCCACATAACTCCTCGTCTGAATAGAAATTGTAAGCGTTTCTATCATAGATATAGTTATCTTTTATCCACTTCACAAGGCGTGTTATTTCGATATTTGGATACCATTCTCTAACAGCTTCTTTCATATCAGATGGAAGACTATCAACAGCGACTAAAGCGTAATTACCTAATCCTTTTCCTTGGCGTACAACTACAAACTTTTTTCGTGCAACCATCTTTTTATAGTTGTCATAGGAAATAAGACCTCGCTCAACGAGCTCATTTGACGCTATACAAAGTTTATCGTTGTAATATTCTATCATTATTATAATCTTTGGACGTTAGTATAATCTCTTAAATGTGGGCGAATTTCATCTTGAAGTTTTTCCAATTCTGCAATAAGTGGGGTTTCTATTTCTTTTATTAGTTTGCCTTGTTTGTAAAGTCTTGCTTTGTCTCCACTAATGCGTATCTCTCTATCTGCAGGAAATACTTGCACAATTGTTTTATCGTGAAAGTGAAGAGTTTCCATCTCCACGCAATCGCCATTCATGATAATTCCACCATGTCTTAAGGCGTCTTCTCTAATTCGCTTTGCTGTATCTGTAAATCCACGACCTTTGTCGCTTGAATATGTCAATGCGTTATACACTGTGCGAGCATTAACTTTATAAACACGCACCAAACGCTCTCTTTCAGTATCTGATACTACTATATATCTTTTCATTTTTTTTTTGTATTTTTGTAGTGAATAATAAATTATATAATTATGAATTTAGAAGTTATTTTATTAAAGGCTCAATTAGAAGCTTTAAGGAATTATTATGTTTCATCGTTAGCTACACTTTTCTCGCACGATGAAGAGAAAAACGACAAGGTTTGGCTTGCAAAGTTTTTTCTTTGGCGTTTCGAACGAGAAAATCTTTCTTCATTAGGCACGCAACCCGACCTTGATTCTCCTGAGAAAGAAGTGATAAATCGCCGATGCTTTCAATTAGAAGTGTTGATGGATGTCGCTTATATCCAGGGAGACCTTGAAGGATACGATGTAACTCGTGTAATTTTTCCACATCACGTTGTGAGAGCAAATGATGTTTTTGAGAAATCTGATGGTTCTGAAGAATCCATGATTTCAATAATTGACAAATTGTACAAATAATTCTTTTCATTTTTTCTTAGTTTTATTATTGGGGGCTATTTTCAAGCCCCCTTTTTGTTATTAAAAATTATTTCTAATATATTTATAATGTGTAATTCAATATTTTTCACTACATTTGGGGCGTGTTGTATATTGAACACGATGCAAAGATATATAATTATTTGCATTTCGCAAACAAAATAGACTAAAAATTCGCATTTTGAGAAAAATATGGACAAAAAAGATAGATTAGATGCCATTATTAAGCATTTTGCAGGTGGTAATGCCTCGCAATTTGCAAACCTTCTAGGTGTTTCACCATCAACCATTAGTACATGGAAGGCTAGAAACACTATTGATTACGATCTTATTTTTGCAAAATGCGAAAATCTTTCGGCTTCTTGGCTACTTTCAGGAAGTGGTAACATGCTAAAAGAAACAAATAAAGGTGATCAAAAGCCAGAAATGGAAATAACCCAACTTCATAAACCAAAATACACTGAGAAAAAGGTTGACCACCAGGATGTCCCATTATACGATTTTAACGCAACTGCAGGCCTAAAGGAGTTTTTAAATAACGAACACCAAAATGTTATAGATACTATAAGTATTCCCAATTTACCAAAATGTGATGGTGCAATTAAAATTGTAGGAGATTCAATGCAACCTATATTAAAGCCTGGAGATATTATCATGTACAAAGAAATGCCTTTAAATATTCAGGATTTATTTTACGGTCAAATGTATCTTATATCTTATGAAATTGATGGAGATTACTATGTTGTTGTAAAATATATTAGAAAATCTGAAAAAGGAGAACCATTTATTAAATTGGTGTCTGAAAATCCAGAGCACGCATCTAAAGATATAGAATTTGGTAGAATTAACGCCCTTGCACTTATTAAAGGATTTATAAACGTGAGCACCATGGGCTAACGAAGCGTTTGCTTTGCCCCTTGAAAGACGTCTTGCCCCCACAAAAAACACCCTTAAAAACAGCCCAAAACACCTGTAACTTATTGACAATCAAGTATAGAAAACTTTTCAAAAGTGCATAAAAAGGGGGTATTATGCCCCCCCCTATATGTATGTATTTGCTTAGATTATCTTTGAAAGTGGTATTTACCCCCTCCCCCTATTAGGGGGTATTTTGCCGAGTTTTGTCCCCCTAAACTTTTTATTTTGTCCCCCTAAACTGTCCCCCTAACTGTCCCCCTAACTACATTTTTAGCCCAAAAACCACCAAAAAAAGGCAGCAAAATGCCACCTTTATTCGAACTGCGTTTAAATACGCTTTTAATTGCGTTTTAAGCCTCTTTTATTCACTCTGTGTTACTTCCTTTTCTCTTACACGTTATAAGCCTATTTTGCTGAATTATAGCACGTTTGCTCACTACTGTGCCTCCTCCTGATAAGCCTGCGTGGAGCAAATAATTCTTAGTAAAACCTATCTGTTGTGGTGTAAACACTTCAAACACGGCACTAATGCTTCCAAAGTACCAATCTTTACGCTTTACGCCATCTAATCCAACTATCAAATGTACATGTATTACCTTTGTCATATTTAGAATGTTTTTATACTGCAAATATACCAAATAATGTGTATATAGAAGAAATTACGAATATTTATTTTACGAAAAGAGTAAAAAAAGAGGGTAAAAGCACCCTCAAAACGCCTATTATTTAAGCCTGCTCTGGTCCTATGTTACATTTATGTTTCAATTCCTGAAGTTATTAAAGCGTGTCTGTACTATAAATGTTACATAAATGTTATGGGTTTTTACCCGTCGTTTTTTTGGCTCGAAGTTATAAAATACGTCTAACTTATTGATAATTAAGGCTCTATATTTATTTTATTGAAGATTTATAAAGTTACGCATTGTTCTGGGGGTGGTACTAAAACCTGGAATTTCTCCCAGTCTTCACCTAGAACTTTTATCATACGAGCTGTTATTGGGCAACCTGCCACACTCGTATCGTCTCTATAATTAATTGTTTTATCGTCCTTAGAAAGGGCCACTCTCCATTGTTTCTCAATAAAGTTCCTAATTTCTTCGAATTTAAAATCTGCCTTAACTCTTGACAAGAAGAGTTTATTATAGATATTTATCCTCATATCCATAGGCAGTGGTTCTGCAGAATCTGCATCAGGCGACTTTGCTTTTATATTATTAATAAACGTCCAAGCACGGAATTTTTCAAATAAAGGATGACCTATAGGACAACGTGGTTTGTTTGGTTCAAGTGTACATTTGCCCACATTTCCACGCTGAGAACACAAAGGACGCTTATAAAAAATGGTTCCAATACCTTGCTTTTCGCTTATAAGAGTATCTAATAATTGTGTTTGGCTAGATAATCCTTTCTGAAATTTAAATATTTCTTTAATCTCGTCTTGATGTTGCGAACGTATTGCTTTATATTCACTATTATTGCGAATTCGTATTCCTTCGTCTTCTAGTTGAGCAAAAGCGGCACCAACAGTTTTCAGATTATGCTCTTGCATATAGGTTGAAAGTCCCTTTGAGTGCTTTTCTTCAGATGCCTTTGTTGCATCAACATGTTCTTCTATAAGAGCGTTATTCTTATTTTTCTTGCTGTCGTCTTCTTGCTCTGCAATGGTTTCACCTTTACTACTTTTAAAACCTCTATGTTGCGCAATGTGATACAAAGCTCGTCCTAATTTATATCGGTCGATAGCTTGATTAAAGTCTAATTGAACTGAAACCAACTCTCTTCTCAACTGATATGGACTAGAATAATCTGGCTTTCCATCACTATTAAAATCAAGAATTATCCACGAATGAAATGCTTTATCCTCAATAGGATATTGTCTGAAAAGTTTCTTTTTCTTATCATAAGTACGCCATTGCTCTAACGATTCTGGCGTCATAGGACACAAATTGTTTTTGATAAGCAAGTCGAGTGTGGCCCACAACTTATATCTACGATGCTCATATAGCCTACGTTTTCTACGTTTTGCAGACCGAGAGCTTGCTAAAGAATATTCTCTTCCTTTTCCTCCATTTACTCCTTCTCTATTAACACTCGCTTTAAAAATGTCAGAAGAAAAGAATTCTAACTGGTCTACTAGGTTATTTCCGAGGTCAGTATTTCGTACAGAAGTACCAATAGAGTTCGTTCCAAGGTCTATTCCAAAAATTTTTTGCGTCATATTTTTAAGGTTTTTATTTGTTTTTTCAAATAATAGTTTTATATTTGCACACAGATATACATGTGAAGACTTTTCACAACAAGGCTATAAGCCGAAGATTTCTTGCTCCTGCGGACAACCGTGGGAGCACTGTTTTTATATATAGCTTATAGTTATTCCCTATATCTTTCATTAAGTGTTGTCTTTTACAAAAGTAAGAAAATATTTTAAATAAAAATACATTAAGACAATATTTTTAACGCACCTTACTATTATCAACTCCCCTACAATTGGTTCTTTCTATTTTTCTGCTATAAGGTGTAAAACCCATCTGTAAAATAAGTCTGCCTTAAACTCAATGCAATTAGTACGTAATAGCGGTGAGATTGGCGTTCAATTACAATGCTTTTGAAACGCAATTACAATGGCTTAGGGACGCAAGAGGCTGTTCCTGGAAAAACAAGGAGACGATATAAAGAAAGGAAACAAGGGATTAAAGCTTCTTAAAACTATCTTTACGGAGCTTTTATGGAATAGAACAGGGAAAAGAAATAAAAAAGAACAAATCCAAATGTCGTTATTCTTTCACCCAAATGCGGTTTGCATTGTTCTGTGAAGACATAGAACAAAATGAGAAGTGCCTGCGTTAAATAGGATAAAAACAATATCTGTATTTATTTTTTTACCTATATTTGCAAAAAGACTATTACTTATTAAGCTGAAAAAGAGAATTTTCCTTTCTTTTATTCATGCTCTTTATCATACCATTTTATTAACCTATTAAACATAAAACAGATGGACAAAAATTTTCTAAAACTTATTCCTTTAAGTCTTTTGGCTATATTGATTGCATCTTCGTGCGCTAAAAAAGACTCTCCATCGCAAACAAACAATAGCGTAAGAAATCGTGTATATGCTTCTGAGGCCGAAGAGGCAAAGGCACTATTGCTTAGTGTTGAAGAACTAAGACAAATGCCTAAAGAAATAAGAATAAAGAGAGCTGCTGCCCTTGCGCTGAAAGATTATGCCTTTTATAAAGACAGTGTATTTTACCTAAACATAAGTAAGGAGGACGCAAAGAAGCTCGGTGTAGACGAGGATCTTTATGAAGAAATTATAGAAGGAATAAAGGATACTAACAAACAAATTAAAGAATGCAATGCTAAAGGAGAAAAGGTAATAATAGATACTACTGAAGTTGACAATATTAATTGTAAAAAGAAACATGGATGATAGAGAAAAATTAATGGAACTTTGCAGATACTACAAAGGTGAAAAAGAGAACCCATACAAGGGAGAAGAAAACAAAGCTTGTCTTTAGCATTGTTGTTACGATGCTCATCGCCTTTATTTGGCGCTTAGTGGCATAGAAAATCACATCATATAAATATATTGCTCTCTCATGATTTCAGGTCGTTAGAGAGCTTTTTTGTATAGTTTTTTATTGCAAGACATTAATAACATAGTTCATTAAACTCTTTCTAAGGCGTTGAAATGACGTAGGCAAGGAGAAGACGGGGCACATCGTTTTGTAGGAAGCACAGCAAAGATTTCGTAGGAATATAGAACTTGAAAAATAAATTCAATGCAATTAGTACATAAAAGCGATGATATTGGTGTGCAATTCCAATGCTTTTGAAACGCAATTGCAATGCTTTTAGGACAGTATCACAATAGTCTTCAAAAAGAATGAGGATTATCATTGATTAAAAGGGCACGTACACCCTCTCCCACAACCTTTCCTTTCGCCCCACTCCCCTGCAATCTTATCTCGATAATAATGGCTCGTTAGAATAATAAAAAGCACATTGTTTCGGTATTATTTAATAAAAAATCTATACCTTTGTGTTATTGTAGGCAACGCTTTTACGAGGTGTCAGTTTTCCCTCTTAGTTGTATTTGCTTCCAAATGTATATCTTTGCAATATCATAAGCAACTATAACCGCACCACAACCTATCGTATATTTTCTCGAAAACACCAATTTTGAAAGTGTTATTCACCTTGCAGTATATACAGAAGGTAATAAATCAGAAACCATAGCCGTTATTAATAGAAGCATTGCAGAGACATATCACCGAAGATATTAACGCATTATAAAAAGGCAATGTACTTATTGACTTAAGCAATTGCATTCGTCATATTGCGGATTAAATTTAGTTTTTCAATTTTAAAAGAAAGGAATAAATATGCTGGGAGCTATAATTGGTGACATTGTTGGTTCTAGATTTGAATTCAACAACACGAATAAAACAGACTTTAAATTATTTACTTCCGAATGTTCTTTTACAGACGACACTATCTGTACGATTGCTATTGCAGACGCAATCTTGCGTAGTGTAAGTTTCGAACAATCATTACTTGAGTGGTGTAGGAAATATCCTAACCCTAAAGGGGCTTATGGTTGCTCTTTTTCGCAGTGGATAAATTCTAAAACTCCTACCCCTTACGGCAGCTTTGGCAATGGATCCGCTATGCGTGTATCTCCATGTGGGTATCTTTCTACAAGACAAGACGTGTTGATGTCCGCAAGAAAATCTGCAGAATGTACACATAACCACCCCGAAGGTATCAAGGGAGCCGAATGTATTGCCGATTGCATTTATCTCGCAAGAAAAGAAAAGAACATTGAGCTTATTATCGAACTTGTAAAAGACATTTATGGTTACAATATCAGTCAAACGTGCAATGAAATAAGACAAACAAACAGCTTTAATGAAACATGTCAAATAACAGTGCCACAAGCCATCGTGTGTTTCCTTGAAAGCACAGACTTTGAAAGTGCTATTCGCCTTGCAGTTTCGATAGGTGGTGATAGTGATACAATTGCTGCTATTACAGGTTGCATTGCAGAAGCTTATTATGGTATACCTCAACACATACAAGACAAAGCGTGGGGCTATCTACCAAAAGAAATGCAAGATATAATCATTACATTCAGACAGAAGTATGGATAAGAAGCAAGAACTAATGGAATTTTGCAGATTTTGCAGATTGTACAAAGGTGAAAAAGAGAACCCATACAAGGGAGAACAAAACAAAGCTTGTATTTGGTCGTATGAACGTGCATGGCTATTGGAATTTGCCAAACCACACTCACCTTTGCTAATGAGTTACTTTAGCGAATACATTTCTGTTGGACTTACTTGTTTTAGCACCCACGATGGTGTACCTATTACATTGAAAGCATTATTGTTTAATAGATATGCAAGAACTCATTATTCGCCATATGAAGCTGCTGAATCTTTTAAGAAATTCTATAATAAGTACTTGGAAATGTAA